TAGAAAGAGGTGTGGATGTTTTAAACACACCTAACAGACTGCAAGAGTTTATGGTTCGAAGGGTTAGTTTTTTAAGTGAACTTGAAAGATTAGTTAAACGAGAGTGGAATGTAGATCTTATAGATACCGTAGGTAATGGAGATCTTCGTAAGCTTACCTCTGACATGAGCCAGTTTAAACCTAAAGGTGCAAGATCATTTATAGAATTAGTAGACTCATCTGTAGGTAAAGCATTAGACGTAACATATGCCAAACAACCAGACTTAAAAATCTTTAGAGATGCAACGAACTTTATAACTCGTAATGGTCTTACAACTATCATACCTTTTCCACGGTTTATGTTTAATAGTATTGAATTAGTTGCCACCTATGCAGGTGGTGCATCCATACCACTAACCCGTAAGTTACTAGACATGGGTAAGAAAACTAAGGGTGGAGCATTAAGTGAAGTTGAACGTAAACTTGTAACACGAAATGTTATGGGTCTTGCAGGTATAATTGCAGCATACCAATACAGATCAGAGATTGGGTCTATGGAGTTGGGTGAAAGACTACAAGAGCAAGTTGAAGGTGATTATAAACTACTAGCCTTTGGTGATAAACGAGTAGATGTAACACCACAATTTCCTATGCGTCAGTATATGTGGGCAGGTGAAGCAGTAAGAAGAATAGCTAACGGTACATTCTCAGATTGGTACGACCATAGAGAGGCTATGCAAACCTTCATGGGTACTAACGTAAGAGTTGGTACAGGTAATGTAATCTTTAATGATCTTGCAGAAATTATATCAAGTGATGATGCAGTAGCAGGAGAAAGAGTTAAAACAGGTTTTGCAAAAGCAGTAGGTAACTATCTATCTACGTTTGCTACACCAATAGCACAGATAGTAGAGGCTCAACGAGCAGCAGGTATGAGAACTATGGACTATGTAGATGCTGCAGAAGATCCTACACTTAATACCTCAGACAATTTTTTAAGTGAATTTTCAAGGCCGTTTAGAGCTAGAGGTTTCTCTAATTTATTTACCCCAGACTCTGAAGGTACACTACCACCACGTGATTTTTTATTTTCACAAGATAAACAAAGACCTAACCCCCTTGTCAAAGGTATCTTTGGAATAAATATGTTTGAGAAGGATGAGGATTACGGACAGTTCTTTAAACAGCTAGGCTATACAGAGTGGAAACTAGGTAGTCGATCTAGGATACCTACACAAAAAAGAAATGAGAACCAAATTATTAGAGCTATACTACCTGCAGTGGCAAACTTAGGTAGGGCATTACAAGCAGAGTACGAATCAGAGTATGATATTCTTTTAAGTAGAGGACAGGAAACTGGTGGTTTGTCAAAAGAAAAATGGGTATCAAGTAAACTTAAAGTTACACTGGACAAGCAGCTAACGAGAGCAAAGAGTTTAGCAGGTCAAGTTGGTGAGAAGGATGTAAGTAGAGAATCATTAGCACATGACTCATGGAGAAAAATTCCTAAGAATGCACGATCATCAGCTATGACTAGGTTTTTAGAAATAAAAAATAGAGATCCAGAGCTAGCAGATCTTAAAGACATGGAGCTATTAATAGGCATAGCAAAAGCAGTTAGATAAAACAAAAAAGGGGGCAACTAAGCCCCCAATTTTTTACCTATCATCTCCACTTCCCCCTATTTTATTTTCTTTCATCCTCTTATGTATCTTGGCTTGATTGCGACCTGCTATAGTACCAAGAGATAAGTTAAGATCTGTTGCCAGTGCAGCACAGTACCATAGTACATCTCCTATCTCACTAGCAATGTCCTCTCTCCAATTCTCTGGCATATTTTCTAGGCCATCCCTCATTAACTTCTTTACTTTGTTAGCTACTTCTCCTGCCTCACCTGCTAGTCCAAGTGCAGGGTAGGATATTTTAAACTTGTCATCATAGATTGCTGTCGCTTTAGCGTTACTTTGATACGAATTAAAGTCTGACATTTTGTACTTCTCCTTCAACCAATTCTGTGCTTCTGTTTCTAGTTTGTTCATGCTTAGTAACTCTCTTTAAGTTCTCACTAAATGCTTTATTAAAGCCCCTATCCCACTCTCTAAACTGCATAGTATCCATATGGAAGGGGTTGTTTATTCTACCCCTCTTGAAATCATCATAGCCTCTCTGAAATTGAACCTTCAGTGGGGCATCATATTTTCCAAGACCTCGCTCCTTACGTGTTAACATTTTTTGCATGTGTTACTCCTTTGGATTAAGTTTACTTTTTAATTCATCTGTCTTAGTATTCTGTATAGCCTGTACGCATTGTGCCATATGATTGAGTATCTTTAACGAATTACTACCAGTAGACAGTGTTCTTACTACACCCATAATGTCCTCATCCTTTTCGTCTACTTCATACTCCTTATCTTCTACAGTAATCTTCATGTTATCTCCTTTTCTAATTGCTTTTCTAGGTTAGCCATAGCTCTCCATGCTACCTGCGCCCAGTCTTCGTCTAGTATGTGACGCATCATTGCGTCTAGTTCGTCCTTCGACTTTGTCCTATCCCAGAATATAGTCTCAGGTGTCTGCCCATGTTGTAAACCACCAACATAAGATATCTTTGCTATCGCTGCAATAGCTCTAGGAAAGTATTTAATAAACCCTGTGTATACAGGTATTGCTTTTCTTTCCTTACTGTCCGTGGGTAATATCATGGTGATCTCCTTATGTTAAGTCTACTATTTCACACACATCTCCTGAACAGGCTAACGTCTGCATCGCTACTGTATTATCTTCTTCCTCATAACTAGACAGCAATGCCCAATCAATTTTCTTTGGAAGCTTCTTTGATAATGCCTCATATTCTTTCTTAGTGCAATCTTGATATGGTGCTTGTTGATAAGTATGATCAGAGTGTGGCAAGAAAGACACACCAGACATCTCATCAAAGTTCTTATACACAAACGCACCAACTTCCAACCATTCATTATCCTTTACTGTAATGGTTACTGATGGCTTATGCTCACACCAATGTCTTTGATATATCAACCACATATCTAACTGTTCAATTGCAGTCATGTCATCCCTAGTCACAGCAGCTTTTGGTGACGCAATAGGAAAACTAAACACAGTTGTACTGTCAGGTTTCATTACACATAGTTCTGCAGGTACACCCTGATCAATCATAAACTGTGTCAGTGGATCTTTGTTATCTCCTCGTACAGTTCTTACATAGTACTGGCTGTGTCTGGCATGTATACCACTAGCACTGTCTACAAGTTGTGATACAGTACCAGATGGTTTTACGCAGGTGACAGCAGTAGACTGTTGTATACCTAGCTTCTCAGCCCACTCTTTATTTGTAGTGACAGCAACTAGTCTGAGATGATTGAGTGTCTGTTCAAGACCTTTGTTCTTGCTAGTCATCATAGCATTATCCATGATACCTGTCAGTGATACACCAAGTAGGCGTTCTTCTTCTGTGTTATTCTGCCACACCTTACGTAGGTATGGGAACTTGGTAAACGTAGACTGTATAGTACCCAGTATAGTAGCAAGTTCTACCTTCTTAGATAGACTCTTGATATCATCTGTTGCTCGTACAACTATTTCTGTTAGGTTGCAAAATTGGTATGGTCGTAATATTATCTCAGAACAAGGGTTGCAAGCAAACTCCCAGTCAGCATCTCGTCTGCCATTCCTAGCTGCTTGTTTCTGTGCAGCCTGTCTGTTAAAGATACCACGCTCACCTGACTTAGACTCTACCAGTGCAGTCCACTCACGTAGGAATGTCTCCATGTCCGGCTTCTCTGTATAGCACACGCTGTTATTTGACAACGCTCTATGAGGTGCAGCTTCCCACCAGTTACCTGACTTAGCATGTCTCATACGATCATCTGATAAATTAGACAGACTAATCATAGCTGACCTACGTACACCCCCAACAACAACTATCTCACCTATCTTACACATAATGTCGTGACACTCTATGCTTGACAGCTTACGAGTCTGTGCTGTCTTAAACGTGCCAACCACAAACATAAACAGATCTATCAAAGGTGCAGGGCCAGATGCTCTACCACCAAATGTTTTTAACTTAGCTCCTGCAGGTCTGACCAGTGTCACATCCCACTTGGGTATCTCTCCTGCCCATAGTAATGCAAGCAGTTGTCGTAATGCTTTTGCCCACCCTTCTTTGCTATCCTTAACTACTATAGTCGTATCACTATTATATAGTGGTGGTATCTCAGGTAGCTTAGAAACATACTGCCTCTCCACACTAAAGCCTACACCTGTACCACAAAGTAATACAAACATAGCCTCATCAAAACTCTTTGGATCATCCACAGGTAGGTAGCTACAGTTGTAGCCTGCTGTGTTATCTCTGTCTAGTGCAGGGCCAGCAGTCATCATTGCCCTCATAGATGGCATGATAGATAGACTAGCTACAGAATCATATAGACTTGCACGTAGGTCAGTATCTAAGTCATAGCCTATCTTGTCAGCCATGTAATCAATGTACCTGCCTACAGTTTCTCCCCAGTTCTCTCGTCTTTTGTCTTTGTCTAACCATCTTGCGTAACGAGATGTATGTATGAACGCTTGATAGTCTGTTGGTAAATAATTGCTCATGTTCTACTCCACTAATACTCTAATTGTTTCTATTTTCATACCATCTATATCATAGATAAATTCATGTAGTGCTTCTTTAATCTCTTGATCTACAAACCCATCAACAGGTATAGGATACTCGTCTTCGTCTAGGTTTAAAGCTAATAATACTTTTACTCTCATGTTAACTCCTAATGAAACTTCAACTGTATCACATTGTCTTCACCAGTTTCGACTGTAACAGTGTTGTCTATCTCTGAGTGTTTTTGTTTCAGCACTTCGTTTGTATAAGTATACAGCATCTCCCTGAAATCGTCGTTCTCTTCCATCAAAGGTATACAGGAGCTTACCAATGTACTCACAAACATTAAGTGATCGTAGTCCTGTGGGTCTAAGTTATTTTCCTGTGTCGTTATAGTACCTATCTTTAATTCACCTGTCCATAGACCATCGTCATCTAGTAGGGGTGCTAGTCTAATAATAAAATCGTTTGGTTCAAAGTCTAAGAATATTTTGTCATCCATGTTATGCTCTCCTTGTTTTCTTTAGTGGGAAAGGTATAACACTTTTGTCTTGTAGTTGCCATAGTGTGTCAGGTTTTTTTGTTTGTTCTTTTAGCCACGACTCAGGAATAATCCTATCGTGATATAAGAAGTTATTCTTTTCACACCAACTTGCATACGTACCCTTTGCACCCTTATTTAGTTTTCTTTTACTGCTCTCAAATACAAACCTAATGTCAAGGTTTGGATGTTGTTTCTGTATAGCCAGATGTTTACGCCTATCTGCTTGCACAAAGCGACCCTTAACTTCTATTATAATACCATTAGGTAACAGGAAGTCAGGTGTATATGTTCTATACATCAAGTCTTCCCACTCTATCTTAAAGCATTCATACCTAAAGTCTTGGTTTAATTCTTTCAAACGATCAGAGACTTTAATCTCCAGACCACTACGATACCCATATTTTAATGCAGCCTTAAACTGTTTGACGTTACGCATCAGATGGATCATAGTTCTTGAACAACTTCCAGTATGTCAACAGACTAGTGAACATAGATATGTGTTTAGCATGTGACTCTTTACTCCATAGCCAAGGTATAATTAATTCT